CAGTTGCGTTCCCAGTAGGCATCCAGCAATGCTTGAGCCTCACCGATGTGCATACCCGTCTCTCGTGACAGCTTGGGTGAACCTACACCATAGGTTGCAGAGTAGTTGACCACCTTAAAGTTCTTACGCAAGGTCTTGATGTCAGGACGGTTACCATTGTTGTAGTCGTCAATGTCCTTCTGACTGATCCTACCTGCATGTTTAGCTAGGTCAAGGTGTGGATCAAATCCATCTTGTGACATCTCTAACACATAGGCTGGGTCATAAGGTTGCATGTAGTGACGCTTTGTTGTGTCCTCAAGTGAGGTCATGTCAGCACCACAAAGGGTGTAACCCTCTGGGGCTATGAGGCAACCACGAACTTCCTTACCCCAAGGCTTGTCAACACCGGGTAGATTTACAAGAGGCTTATTATGTTTGAAGCGCATAGTGTTTGTAAGACCATTGATCTCAGCCTTAACGTAGCCATTAACCTCACAACTAAGTAACCCTTTAAAGATTGCCAGCCTGTGATTGAGAATAGTGTAGCCCTCGAGCACAGAGACAACGGGATTATCTTCTACAAGAATCTCCACTGACTTAGTAAGTAAACCTCCCTTACGAACTTGAGGTACCTTCTTCTCTCCTTCCTTGTAGTCAAAGGTACAGGGTACCCATCCCAGAGAGTACAACCAATTCTTTACTTGCTCAGAGGAATCGGGGTTGGGTTCATTCCATCCCTTTGTTACGGTAACCTCACCATCGTAGTGTGGAGGTAGGTTATTTTCTTTGAGTAGGCTGAACCACTTCTCACCATGAGAGGAGACACTGCCATCTTGCTTGAAGCAAACCTTTGGCTTACGTTTGATAGATGTAACCCTACGCTTGGGCATAACGGACATAAGCTCGACTGCACTTTTCTTTTTCTCCTTTGTAATATCATCAAAACATTTCTTAGCCAGATCAACATCCAACTTCCAACCAGACATCTCAGCTGCTGAAGCACACCCCATCTTAAACTCAAGGTACCTGAAAAACTTATCAAGCAACTTCTTATCATCCCCATATACATACAGAAATCTTTTAAGTAGGTTAGTCCAGAGTAGCCAACTGATTTTAACATCCTCTACACAACGGTGGGCATAGACTTCTGGAGAGAGGTTCTTCCAATCATCTATCTCTGGCTTAGGTATATCGAAGTCTACACCAAAAGTTTCTAGACCATGCAATCGTCGTTCATAGTTAAGAACCCAAGACATAGGTAGGGTATCAAATAATCTAGCCTTGATCTTGATACCCAATATCTTTTCAAGCAAGGGTGCATCATATCTAACGATGTTGTGACCTATCAAACCTTTCTGAGTGACTAGAAGATCTCTCATGTCTTGGTAGTCAAACAAAGTGTGATAGTCTTGACCATCTGATGTATATGAAAGACAGTGTATCTTTGTGGCACCTTCCAAAAGATCATCGGCTTCTACATCAAATACTATCATGCTGCTCTCACACTCCCTTCATATGGTGCATCCTCTGTAAGGATGGTTGTATCTGGATCGTAGTATAGTGATCCTGCATTGCCTAACTTAGCAAACGGTCTGTTCTTATCAATAAAGAATGACGTAGTATTCTGAAGTATCTCATCATCAGACTCAACATCACGCTCTAGCTTTATACAGATGATTGCTTCTTCTTCAAGTGATGCAGCATACTTTGTCCTACCATCATCATTAACCTGTGATATGAATACCACACCTATGTTCAACTCCTTAGCTAGCTGGGCCATACGTGAGCCTAGTGTGGTGAGTGTACTGGTTGCACCATCAACACCAGTGTTGGACAGGTAGGCTAGACGTTGAACGTGGTCAATGAATATAAAACCAGCACCGTATACAGATGCTGATAGTCTAACATAATCGAGTAGCTTCAATGGGTCATCGTGGCTACGCATTTCAAAGATGATAGTACGTTCACCTTGAGTTGCATCTTGTGCAGCCTTGATCACATCTGCCTCACTGATACCAGCTTCCTTGGCATCATCCTTGGTACGGACATTGACACCTAACTTGTAGGTAGCCATAGCACGGTAAGTTGTAGACTTCATCTCCTCCATGTGCAGGAGGGCTATGCGTGTATTCTCGTCACGCAGTAGGTTGGTCTCAAAGAACCGAACAACTTCGGTCTTACCCATACCACGAGGAGCTTTGATAAAGGTAAGACCTCCCTTAACCATGCCCCTGATCTTATCGTCAAGGCCAGCGTGACCAGTAGGCACATACTCGTAAGGGTTTTCTGTAAGGATTGCTGCTTCTACATCTGCATCAGAGCAGAAGAAATTCTCTGGTGAATATCTCTGGGGCTTCCTTGCGGCCCACATAAGATCGTCACCTGCACCTGCCTCAAGGAACTCGTTAGCATCCTTGTACTTAGACATAGGTACGTAATAAAACTTGTCTGGGAAGGCTTGATACAGTTTGTCTGCAGCCCTACGACCAGCATCGTCCAACTCACCTGCGTAAACTAACTCTTTGAATGACGACAGGTAAGCGTGGTTGTGCTTAATAAACTTCTCACCGATTGATGCGCTGGGCAGGGACTTCACGGGGAATGTCTTACCGAGTATCTGGTAAAGGCTAGCCGCATCGAACTCACCTTCTGTAATGTATATGCGATTGCTTGAACCAGCATTGAACTCTGGACCGAACAGCATGTTCATACCTAGGCCACGGTCTTTGACCCATGACTTAGACTTGTCGTTATACATTCTGTACTTGGTTGTATGCGGGTACTTGTAGGCGTAACGTACAGGACTACCATCAGCACTTGTCTGAATCTGTATACCATACATCTGACATACATCAGGGTCTATACCCCTGATACCATTGTACGTCATACCTTTTACTTCTATGTCCATTGGGTTTCTCCTCTCCCTTAATGGGTAAGCAGCCGCTGCCCATTCGAAAGTGGCTGGCATGCCTTTCTCTGGGTAAGCTCTACTGCAAGAATGGCAATGACCAAAGCCATCATCATTCCAATTAAATGCATCACTTGATCCGCAGTCTTGATACGGACAAGCTAAGTGTGGGTTATCGTTCGTCGCCATGTTAGTCTCTCCTAATCTCCAATCTAAACAGACCCTCAGTGCTATCCATAGAAGCTACTACATCCATCAACTGTTGATGACTTATCATAATCATATCGGAACTACCAGCTTCATCATCATACTGAGCTAGAAAGACTGCACCATTGTTGGTAAGGGTCATTTCAATATCACCGAATTGGTCGTGATCGTCCATACTTATTATGGTGGTAGTGTCGTGATTGAACTCAACTGTGTACATCCTTCTCAACCTCCGCTACGAGAATGTTAACGTGTGCTACGTTACCTTCGACACGGGTGATGACGTACTCTAGCCCTGCCTTAGTGAGTAACAATCTTAGTTGACCTACAGGTATCATAGCTTCTCCTCTCCATTAAGTTGATTGATACGCATCTGACAATAGCGCTGAACTTTCTCTAAGTCAATGATCTCACTCTCAACCTGCGTCTTACCCTCATACATCTTATAGCCTGCACGACTGGCATACTTAACAATGTTGCCACGCCAGAACTCAAAGCCGTTGCGCATGATGTATGTGATAGGCTCGATAGCCCACCGTGCGTAGTGCTTAGGTTCATTCACGATGTCTGATGTATGTTCTGCCAATACATTCTCCTTAAAGTCTTCACGTTCTTTTATTAGACGATCCCATTCACTCTTTATCATTGCTCTTCCCATTCTTTGCGTCACGTTCTTGAGCAGCCTTGCGCTCCTCTGGTGTCATAGGCCTAACATCTGTGAAGTCTGCCTCTAAGGGCCACTTATCATCAGTCATCAGAGTTATCCGTCAATGCATCCCACGATACAGGAAATATCTCAAGCATCTTGCGGTCAATCTCCTGAGCTACCACCCGTGTCTCTGCCTGTGTGTCAGACTTGCAACGTAGGTTGCACATATCAGCGAAGGCGTCAAGACTACCTGACCAGTACCACTCAGTCATAGTAGACTGCGGCAGTACCATACGTGCTTGCTCAGGTGCTACTCCCTCAGATAGTAAGTGTTTGTAGGTAGCTAACTGCCCATTCCACTGAAGCTCTTGATCCAGTGTTATATTTACAACACCCTCACTACCCTGCTTCTTATCAGGGCTACGTCCACGCCAATCTTTAGGTTCATAGAACTCAGGTTCATCATCGACATACCTACGGCTGATCTCATTCCAGCGCAGGAACTTATGCTTGACTAGCTGCCTAGCTACAAAGATGGGAGCCTTGACGTGGAAGCTAGCAAAGCAGTGGCCGAATGGACTGATGTGCTTGTGCTCCGCAAGGTAACGTATGAGCTTGGCATCCTTATCCTTAAGGTAGGGTGGACCCCACATGTTGTCCTCCATCTCACTTGTCTTACCAAAGGATACACGGGCAGCGTTAGCTACCGTCAAGTCTGTACCCATGTGGTCAATGTATGTTGCTTTAATCATCTACTTGTATCCCGATACATTCTACTGTTTCATTCTTATCGTTGACCATAACCGCTGCATCTCTGAGTGCAGTACTGCAGAAGGTCTCGTTCTCATATGTACCTAAGTGATAATACTCTATGCCTATCTCAGGTACAAAGACAAACCAAACCAATAACCAAATCGTATTCATACTACTATCTCCCTGTCATTCTCTTTGCCGCTTATCTAAAGCTAACGTAGCTGTCTTCAAACTGAATTTGTTGTACGGGTTAAGGCTTGCTACGTTCTTATGCCCCGATACAGATTGAATTGCAAGGTGGTCCACTCCACTCTCGATCATCTGTACTATCGCTGTCTTCCTCAGGTCACCTACCCTCAGGTCATCAGGTAGCTCTGCAGTGGCCTTAACCTCTGAGAGCAGCGAAGTCATGTTGTAAACAGTTAGCGGCCTGTAAGACCCGTCTGAGGCTCTGTGGTAGGGTACTACGTATGGTTGGAAGTCCCAGTCTTTCCTCTGCTCACACAGCATATCAAAAATATTATCTGGTATAGGTAACTTTACTACTGCACCCCTCTTGCTCTGAGTTATCTTAACTACACGTTTATCTAGGTCCACATCCTCCCACCTTAGATTTCTAATATCTATGGGACGTTGACCCCACTCATAGCACATCAATACTATCAGACCTATGTTGCGCCATTCAAACTTAGTGAAGGCGGTGTTAAGAAATTCTATCACTTGTTCATGGGTCCATATGACAGACCTTGGTGTGCTTGTTCTCTTCTTTACTCTTGCCATTGGGTTAGCCGGTATTAGATCTAACGACACCAAGTAATTCATAAGCACAGAGAATACTCTGGCGTTGTGGTTGGCGTTTGATGTAGACGTTACCGATTCCCACGTGTCGTACATCTCAGTACAGAACAACACGTTAATCTTTGTTGTGTTTACGTTTGCTAATCTCTTGCCCATGATAGACATACGACCAAAAGAAATTAGACAAGCCTCGTAACCTTTTTGAGATGAGGTGGAGAGGGAGGCGAAGTGCCTCGTCCTAAAGTATTTATCTACAGCATCTTTATATCTCATAGCTTTCCTATCCAATGGGTACAGTCGTCGTGTGGATTCTCCATGTCAATCTCCTTGGCCCACCCTGCAGGACTCGAACCTGCAGCCTACTGCTTAGAAGGCAGTTGCTCTATCCAGTTGAGCTAAGGGTGGGTACTAAAGTAATACTTAAGTAATTATATTTTAAGATATATAATAAAGTATATCTCTCTAGTAATACTTAAGTATATTATATAAGGGAGCTTGGAGATTCTGTCAAGTGCGACATATTGTCAGTACATATATTGGTACCTATCGTAGTTAACATCGTCTTGGAAATATCTGCTGTCATCAATCTGAGCCTCCTCTACTAAGGCATAGTAGTTGATACCCAGATCATCTAGAAACTCAGCTATTTTCTGCGGGTGATCTTGGATCAGATCTTTGATAGCAGCTATGTTGTTTTCGTCAGGTGTACTGCGGTATCCATAGCTACTCATACCCCACCTGTCTTCGACTATTGAAGGGTCACGTTGGAATACTATCTTATCCCAGTCGGCACACACAAGAGCTGTTGCAAGATACTCTGCATATTTTATATCTTGTGTCTCATTTACACCATGCTGACCGTAGTATCCTACACTTATGTTAGTACACTCTTGCACAACATGGATGTACTCGTTACTGTCAGTGTATGAACCACCACTGTCACCAATAAGCTGTGGCATATCAAGAGCTTCAGCAAAGGACTTAGCAAATGCATCTGATGCAGTACGTACACCCATCTGGTGTGTGATTACAGACGTGTCACCGAACCTATCGAAG